AGCCCCCTCTGCCCTCCAATCTTTTAATGCAAAGGAATTAACTAAATGAAAATTGAAGACATTAAAACAATTCTTGACAGTGGTGATGTGCAAAGATATCACGCCATGCCGTGTGTCAGGGATAAGCAAACAAATTCACAGCACCAATGGCGAGCATCTATGATTCTTGGCTTCATCTATAACAAGCCAATATCTTATCAGATGCTTATGGCTTGCCTGCTGCATGACTTTTATGAGATATTCACAGGCGATATCCCGTCAACTGTAAAATGGGAGCATCCAGAGATTAAGAAGATTGTTGATAGCATTGAAGAGGATTTGGCTATGGCTCACGAAATGTATGTGCCAAGCCAAGAAGAAAAGGATGCAATTAAGATTGCTGACTGTCTTGAGATGATAACATTCTTGGCTGAGAATGCTTCAATTGTTAATTCTGCCAAAGCCCGCAAAACTATGCTGAATCATATTGAGTGCATTCTTAACAAAGAACAGTACAAATTCAAGCAAGTTTTCAATTCAGATAACATTTACAAAATTGTCGGAGAATACAGTGCAAGATAGATTACAAATTTGGGGTGCTGGAATGGCAGGGCTTATTGCTGCCAATGTTCTAAGAAAGCACAATCCAATTGTTTATGAAGCAAAATCAGAACTGCCTCATAATCATAAAGCCCTTTTGAGATTCAGAACAGACAAAGTGTCAATTGCCACTGGCATTCCATTCAAGAAAGTTAGCATCCGAAAGGCTATATGGCACAATGGCAAACTTTACAACGAAAGCAATTTGAAATTTGACAACCTTTATTCCCAGAAAGTCACAGGAACAGTTGCCAAGCGCAGCATTGAGAATTTCCATGGTGAAGTTCGCTATATAGCCCCGCACGATTTTGTTGAAAGATTGGCTGAGGGTGTTGAGATTGAATACAATCATAAAGTTGAACAACCAAGTGGTGGTGTTGCAATTTCAACCTTGCCTATGCCATTGAATATGAAAATTTCTGGATTGGCTGACAGCACCAAGTATGAATGCAAAGAAATCTGTTCTGTGAATTTTTTCATTGAAGAGCCATTCGTGGATGTTTATCAGACCATTTATGATGTTGATGAGAACACACCATTTTACCGATTGAGCATTTCTGGCAATGAAGGAATTTTTGAGGGCAGAAAAGAAGTGATTGATGCTTTGTCTGAAAAAGACCCTAATTTCAATTTAGTAAGACCGATTTTAAGGGAATATTTTGGCATAAAAGATGCTGAATTTACAATCCCTGCAAAGGTTGTTCAGCCACTTGGAAAAATTATTCCTGTGGATGATACAGCCCGCAGAAACAACATTCTTAATTTAAGCCGCGAAAGGCAAATTTATTCACTTGGCAGATTTGCAACTTGGCGGCAAATTATGCTTGATGATGTGATTGGTGACATTGATGTCATTGAAAAAATCATGAAGCAAGACAATTATAACAAAACATTGTACATGTGTAACAGATGAAAGGAAACACCATGGCTTCACCAAGAAAAAAGAAGATGGCAAAGTATATGATTGATGATTTGCTAGCCATCGCAAAGAAACAGATTATCACACTCAATCCTTGTCTTGATTTGAAAGCTGTTTTGCAAAAAATGGCTCAGGAATATGCAGATGTCCAAAAAGAAATTTTGATAAAACATTTTCCTCAAGATGAAATGGAAATTTTGGCAAAATATAAAAAGGCTTATATTCAGCAGAGCTTTGATTTGCCTCATGCAGGATATACAGGGCAGCTCGGGATTCTTCTTCCTGAAAGTTGGCGATGGAATTTCAGTGATGCAATATATGAAGAAAACCAAAGCAAATATGGAAATATGGTTGATGAAGAAAAACAGAAGATTAACAAAGAGCTTGAGCTCCAGTTGAAGCCGTACAAGAATCTTCTCAATTCAGTTGGCTATCTTGAAGATGTCATCAAGCATTGGAACAACAAGGAGGTGGAAGAATACATCTCAAAAAAGTCTGAATGTATAGTTTGCACAGCCTTGGTGACTTTAACTGATGCTGATGTAAAAATCATCAAAATGAATGAAAAATTGTTGCAGGAGAAAGAAAATGGAAGTTCGGCTAATTAACTATACCAAAGACGCAGTTGACACATTACTGTATACGAAAAGTACACGTCTTGAGCTCGGAAAAGAAACCGAAAATAAAATCAAGGCTATGTCAGAAGAAGAGAAGATGGCTGAGCTTGATTATATGAGCAAGACTGTGCCAAGCTCTTGGGAATTTGTGGACTATATCTTTGAAATCAGAGGTGTCAGTCGCGCATTCACACACCAATTTGTCAGAACTCGTACAGGCTCATACGCACAGCAGACCATGCGAATGCTGAATATGGAAAATTTTGACTATGTCAAGAACTATACTTTTGGTGGCAATGGTTTGGCAAGTCAAATTTATGACAAGACCATGGCTGATATCAATGAAGCATACAAGAAGATGATTGAACTTGGCATTCCGGAAGAAGATGCAAGGGGCGTTTTGCCAACAAATATTTGCACAAATATCATTGCCAAATTTAATTTAAGAACTTTGGCTGAGTTGGCAAAATCTCGCACAGGCTATCGCACACAGAATGAATACAGACAGGTGTTTGATGAAATGATAAAGAGAGTTGTAGAAGTCCATCCGTGGGCTGAGAAATTCTTAATTTCACATAAAACAGAAGCTGCCATGGGAATGGACAAGTTCATCAATGGTGTTCTGGAAAAGGGTGCTGTCACCAAAGATGAAGCAGTTGCTGCTCGTAAACTTCTTGACATTTTAAGAAAGGAATAATTATGCAAGATATTGTTATTTTTGACATTGACGGAACACTTGCAAAAACAAGTCCTGAACGGCTTAAATTTTTGAAGCCAAGAGCAGGCAGCCCTGTTGAATATAACGGCGGAAAATTTGTTTTTCTTGAAGAGCTGAAAACAAAAGAAAATATTGCTGTTCTTGAAAATGAGCATGGTGTTTTCCTTGCAGATAAAAGCAAAGTGAAATTTAAACCAGACTATGATTCTTTTAATGATTCTTTGGAGTTGGATGCTCCAAATGCAAATATTGTTAAAATTTGCCAAGCTCTTTCTGAAATATATCCCATATACATTTGCACAGGAAGGAATGAGAAATTCAGAGAAAGAACAGAAGTGTGGCTAACCAATAATAATATTCCATACAATCAAATTTGGATGCGACCTAATAATAATACAGAACCAGATGCAATTGTCAAAAAAAGAATGCTTGATGCAATTCAAGGAACTTGCAATGTAGTGGCTGTTTTTGATGACAGAGAGAAAGTGGTTAACATGTGGCGTGAGAATGGCATTCTCTGCTGCCAAGTTGCAAAAGGAGAATATTGATGGCTGAAAAAATTACATTCAATGACAAACTGCTGAAATTGTCAGGACTTTCTGATGAGATTTTACTTAAAGCAAAGAAAAGCACAGGATTTGTTTCAATACAAGATACATTGGCAAAAATACACGCTGGAAAGGGTGTCCTGTATGGCGACTATGTGAAGACAAGAAGCCAAGAGCCTGAGAATTTTGCATTGCTGTCTTTGTTCTTTGATGTCAAAAGAAAGTATGTCAGATTTGAAAACATGGCGAAGATGATAGCTTCTGGGGAAAAACTTTCTCATGATGAAATCATCGACACTTTGTCAGATTTGGCTGTGTATAGTGTTATGGGTTTAATGCTTATGGATTATTTGGAAGGAAACAGCAATGACTGAACATAAAAGAATTGCCATTGTATTTGATACAGAGACAACAGGATTGCTGAAGCCAGAATCAGCACCATTATCAGAGCAGCCGCAGATTATTGAGTTTGCTGGCATCAAAGTTGATTTTGACACGCTTGAGGAAATTGACAGGCTTGAATTCTTTGTAAATCCAGGTATCAAGCTTCCTGACAAAATCACAGAAATCACCCACATCACAGATGCTATGTTGGCTGGTCAGCCGAAGTTTGCCAAGCGTTATCCTGAACTTTGCAGATTTTTCCTTGGCACAACTCACTTAATTGCCCATAACTTGGCTTATGACCGTGACATGCTCAAAAATGAATTGTTAAGGCTTGGCAAAGGTTGTCAATTCCCTTGGCCAGCTGTTCATATTTGTACATGTGAGGGAACAAAGTCCATGCATGGATATCGCCTGAACTTGACCAAATTACACCAAGAAGCCTTTGGAGAAACCTTTGACAATGCCCACAGAGCCATGGGAGATGTGGAAGCTCTGCTGCGCTGTGTCAAATGGTTAAGAACAAAAGAAATGTTGTAATTTTGGAGTTGAGAGAATGCTGAATAATATTAAAGTCCGCACAGAATATTCATTCAGAATAGCATACGGATTCATTGAACAAGTTGCCAAGACTATCCCTGGTGATGCCATTGGCATATGCGATAGACACGGGACTTGGGGACATGTTCAGTTTGCTAAGTATTGCAAAAAATATGGCAAGAAGCCTATTTTTGGAGTTGAGCTGGCAACAGTAGAGAATGCCAAAGAAAACAATAAGCAAGAAACAACATACATTTCATTTTTGGCGCGTAATAACGCAGGACTGAAAGAATTGTATGAGCTGGCAACAAAGTCCACAGAGCAATTCTATTATACACCAAGAATTGACTACAATGATGTTTTGGGAGTTAGTGCCAATATTTTCATCATTCTCTCTAACTTTACGGACTACATGCGAGAAAATGAGGATTTTCGGAAGCTATACAGCAGAGAAAATGTTTATCTTGGTTTATCCCCCAACACACCTATGAATGCCCACTCGTATGCCAAAAAAATGCGGATTAAATGTGCAGCTGTTTCTGACAATTATATGTTAAAGCCGGAAGATTATCCTGTTTATCAGATTCTTGCCAGTGGTGCAGCTGAGTCAAATATCAATCCAATCCATGTTTTGGATGAAGATGAATGGGAGCTGCTTGGCTGGAATGATGATGAGGCAATTGCCAATGCAAACTTTATAGCTGCAGAATGCAATGCTGAATTGCCAAAAGCAGAAATGGTACATCCGCCACGTCCTGACACTTTGTACAATATGTGTGTCAAAGGTGCCAAAGAAAGAGGTGTAGATTTAACAAATGAAGTGTACAAAGCAAGATTAAAGAAAGAGCTGACTCTTATTGAAAGAAAAGGATTTGAAGATTATTTTTATTTGATTGCCGACTTGTGCAAATTTAGCAAGAAACATATGCTTGTTGGTCCAGCCCGTGGCAGTTCATCAGGAAGTCTTGTTTGCTATCTTTTGTACATAACAGACATCGACCCGATTCCATATGATTTGATTTTTGAACGCTTTATTGACATCAATCGTGGAGGGCACAGATTCAATAAAAAAGTTGTTGACTTTTTTGAAAATATAGAATAGAGGACAAGCAATGGAAGATTTAATTGAAAAAATTGAAGAATTATCCGATAAAAAAGGGCTTAGCAGAAAAATAATCAACAGTGAAATTTCATCATTGCTGTCTTGCGATAAAGTTTTCAAAAAGATTGAAGCTATGTATGAAGAAGGAAAGAAGATTGATTCTGATAAAATGAATTTTTGGACGCTTTATCTTCTTGGAATAACAGACAAAGAGCCTACTCAGCAGCAACTTGATGAGTGTTTCTATTACATTCCTGACTATCCTGATATTGATATTGACTTCCAAGACACCAAGCGTGATATGGTTTTTGAATATCTTAAAGAAACATATGGTGCAGATTGTGTTGCCAGAATTGGCTCTGTTAGCCGTTACAAAGCAAAATCCACAATCACTGATGTGGCAAAGGAATTGCAAATTCCAGTCTGGGAAGTTGAGGACTTAAAGGGAGCTATCATTGAGCGAAGTGGTGGTGATGCCCGTGCAGCATTCTGTATTATGGACACTTTTAATGAGCTTGATATTGGCAAGAAAACTCTTGAAAAATATCCGCAGCTGGCTATTGCTGCCAAACTTGAAGCCCATGCCCGTCACACAGGACAGCACGCAGCAGGAACTTTGGTAACTGCTCATCCATTGAGCAACTATTGCTCTGGTGATGCTCACACAGGTGCAACCCAAATTGATAAAAAGGATGCAGAAGTTCTTGACTTGTTAAAGATTGATGCTTTGGGGCTTAGAACTTTGACAATCATTCAGGAAATTCTTGACAATGTAGGCTGGACACGTGATGACTTGCTGAATTATCCAATGGATGACCAAGAAGCATTTGACATTTTGAACAAAAGAAAATTTACAGGCGTTTTTCAGTTTGAAGGAACAGCACTGCAATCACTTTGTGGACAGATTGATGTCAATGAGTTTGAAGACATCGTCAGCATCACAGCTTTGGCTCGACCTGGACCATTGGTCAGTGGTGGTGCAACCAAATTCTGTGCAAGAAGGACTGGCAAAGAAAAAACAACCTATCTGCATCCAATGATGGAAAAGCATACCAAAATTACATATGGCATTGTTGTTTATCAAGAGCAAGTTATGACAATCGGGCGTGATATTGGCAAGCTATCTTGGGAAGATGTTTCGGCATTGCGTAAAGCTATGTCAAAATCTCTTGGCAAAGAGTTCTTTGACCAATATTGGGAGAAATTCAAAGTTGGTGCAATTGAGAATGGTTTGACAGAGCAAGAAGCCCAAACAATTTGGGAGCAAATTAATACCATGGGCTCTTGGGCATTTAACCGCTCACACGCCGTCAGTTATGGATTGGTGAGCTATTGGACAATGGTGCTCAAAGCAAAATTCCCCATTGAATTTGCAGCAGCAACTTTGCGTAATGCCAAAGATGAAGACCAATGCATCAGACTGCTGCGTGAAATGGTTAAAGAGGGATTTGGTTATTGTGCATTTGACAAAGAAAAATCTGAAAAGAATTGGAGCATTAAAGACAATACAATTTACGGCGGATATATCAATGTCAAAGGCATCGGACCAAAAATTGCTGATGATATCGAGCTGAGAAGAAAAGAAGGAAGACCATTAACTCCAAGACAAGAGAAATTGCTTGAAACTGCTGTTACAAAGTATGACTGTCTGTTTGAAGGCAAAGAAAGATTTGGTGATATTTATGAGCATCCGGAAAAATACAACATTGCCACAAAAATAAGTCTGATTGAAGAACTGGATGGTGATGCTGAGGGTGTTGTACTTTTCTTGGGCAAAATTTCAGAAAAGAACTTGCGTGATGACAATGAACTTATCAATGTGGAAAAGCGTGGCGGATACAGAATCAAGGGGCAATCTTTGTTCTTAAACTTCCGTGCTGAAGATGACACAGACAAAATCCTTTGCCGAGTTAACAGAGACAAATATCTGCAATATGGCAAACCAATCGTTGAAGATGGCAGAGATGGTGACTGGTACATTTTCAAAGGGCGCAAAATTAAAGGATTGAGAATGGTTAACATCCTGAGATGGAGAAAAATATCATGATTATTGCACATTACAGCGGAAATTATTGCATCATTAAAGATGGCTGCAAGAACGGCGGTTTTGCCAAGCTGACAAATTTGCCTGGATATAAAAGATGGCAAGGAAGAGATTTGATTTTCAGACCAGCAGCCAATGCCATTCAGTTTATCAATGAAAATTTCACTGATGTGGAATGGGAAGAATCAGCTCAGCCATTTTTAGATGAATACATAAGAATTGCCAAACAAGCTGAATTGAACAAAAATAATAAAACAGGAAACATAGACTTTTCAATGGATGGGCATTTGTATAAACGCCCACCAATGGACCACCAGCGAAAAGCATTCATGATAAGCCGAGACCAGCAAGAATTTGGGTTGTTTATGGAGCAAGGCACAGGCAAGACAAAAGTCATCATTGACACTGCTGCATATTTGTATGGCAAAGGTGAGATTGATTGCTTTGTTATCATTGCTTGGCCAAATGGTGTGCATCGTAACTGGATTGACACAGAGTTAGATGAGGACATGCCAAATTGGTGTCCTTATAAGGCTTGCTGGTATAGTTCAAACTTGACCAAAGCCAAGAAGAAAGAAATTGAGGATGTTTACAATTTTGACAAAGGCTTGCGAATTATCAGCTTCAATGCAGAAGCCTTTGTTTCTGATAAAGCCAAAGAATTGATTTATAAATTTGTGCATGATTTCAGAACGCTGCTGGTGCTTGACCAATCTGCTTGTATCAAAAATCCAACAGCCAAGCGCACGAAATTCTTGGCAGATAAAATTGCACCTCTTGCCAAATTCCGGCGTATTTTGGACGGACAGCCTGTGGCTGAGGGTGGTGAGGAATTGTACAGTCAATTCAAATTCCTGAATCCGATGATTATTGGTTGTGACACTTGGACAGCATTCAAGGCAGAATATTGCAAAATCGGATTTTTCAATGAGGTTGTTGGCTATAAAAATATGGACAAACTTTATGACAAGATTGATGGCTATTCATACAGAGTGCTTGAGAAAGATTGTTTGGATTTGCCAAAACGAATTTACAAGAAATGGCATTTCGATTTGTCAGACAAAGAAGCTGCCATCTATGAAGACTTGAGAAAGACCAGCATTGCAGAATTTGAGGGTGAAACGCTGGCTGAGCAACTTCCACTTGTCAAGAATATGAGATTGCAGCAAGTTGCCAGAGGATGGTGGGTGCAAAGAGATGAAGTCAGTGGAAAAATTGTCACCAAGACAAGAACCATTGAAGAAACCCCCTCAGCCCTTAAAGCATTGGATGAAGTTCTGGCAACTTATACTGGCAAAGCAATTATCTTCAGCAGATATCGTGCAGACCTTGAGTTGCTTAAGAAGCATCTTGGTGATAAAGCTGTGACATATTATGGTGGAATGAGTGATGATGATAAACACAATGCCAAAGTTCAATTCCAAACCAATCCTGACATCTTGTATTTTATAGGGCAGCCCCGCACTGCTGGTATTGGGCACACTTTGACTGCTGCCAAGAATGTGATATTCTACAGCAATGATACAAGTTTGCGTTTTCGTGAGGAAAGTGAGAAGAGAGCCCACAGAAAGGGACAAACAGAAAGGGTGCATGTTATTGACTTGATTGCCAACGGCACAGTTGACAAGAAAACAGTTAACGCTTTGCGCAGCAAGAAAGAGCTGAGCGAATTTATTTTGAGAGACCCAGAATCATTCTTTATGAAGGAGGAATAATGGAGATGACGGAAAATAATATCAAATTAGAAGTCGGAAGACTTTATTATGTGAAAAAACTAAATGGAGATATTGTAATAAGAGAAGCCTGTATATATTCAACTTTAAGAACAGAAAAGGCAATTCCGTTTGTTGATTTTGAAGATAGAGATATTATAGAAGTCATAGCTCCAATCCCTGCCTATGAGCAAATTCAAGATACACAGAAAAAGATTGAGATTGCTGTTAAGGCTTTGAATACGATTAAGCATGCTATTGAGTTTGGTTTTCCTAAAAGAGAGGGAATGAAGATTGATACACCACATACTATGCTTTTGAGAAGTGTCGAAGAAAAAGCACAGCAAGCATTAAAGGAGATTAAGAAATGATTGATAAATGCATATTTGTAATTTTGGTTGCTTTGTACGGGCTTGCAATTTATTTCTTTGCTGCCAAGATTTTCCCATCATTTTGGCAAGTGTGCAAAAGCTATGTGCAATATATCAGAATCACCAGAAAGATTGATTTTGGCACATTCTTGTTTGTTTTTATAACTGCTGTGACATTTTTGGTGGCGTATGTTATATACATTATTGGAGCTGCATTATGGATGATGAATTCTATTATTTAGCCTTGTCAGTTAAAGACAGAATAATTGAGGAGTGTGTTGCCAAGTATGGTAATCTGAAGCGAGCTTCTTTGGAAATTTTTGGTGGTTCAATCTGGCTGTACAGAGATGATTCATTCCCAAAAATAAATGCTGTTTTGAAAGTTTGCCAAGCTTGTGATGTGTCATTTGATTATATCATGACTGGCAAGAATAAACAGCCATATAAACCTTTGAAAGAAACATACAGCAATCTCATCAAGGAATATTCAGATGCTTGCTGGAATAAAAATCCAATTGATAGAAGTGCAAATGTAATTTTTCATAAACTTAGACATGGTAAACAGACAACATTATCTCTGCCAAATTTCATAAAATTCGTGAATAGATATAAAAAATTGCCATCATATCTTATTGAATAAACACAATAAACAAAAAAAGTTTACAAAAATGTAAAATAATTGTTGACTTATTTGTTCAAATAGATTATAATGTAAATATAAGGTTGAGAGGCAACCTGATTTTATGGAAAGGAATAAACAATGATTAAAAAATTTAGAAATATTTACACAGGCTCAACATTTACAGCTATTGATGTTGATATTGCAACAGCTAAATATTTTGGCATTTTTGAATTTTCAAATGGTGTCGTTGAAAAAGGGCTTATGAGTCCTTCAGAATTGAATGCTGACAATTATTTTGAAGTCAAATGAAAGGAATGAAAAGATGGCAAATGCAGTAAAATATCCAGAAATCACCATAAATTTAACAAGTATAGATGGCAATGCCTTTTGTATTCTTGGTACTTGTATTAATAAAATGAGAAAAGCCGGACTGCCAAAAGAAAAGAGAGATGAATTTTACAAAGAAGCCACATCAGCAGATTATGACCATCTTTTGCAGACTTGCATTAATTGGTTCAATGTTGAATAGGAGATAGCCATGATATATTATGTTCATGTCAAAGACAAAGATGACAATCACATCATATATGGACAGAGTGAAGATATTTTTGAAGCGAATAAAATTCACCAAAAGGCAAGGCAAGACGGATATGAATATGTTGCAATCTGGGGCAATCTCATAAATTTCTAGCTCTTTTTGCCATCATATCACAGACAGATTGCTCATATGTATATCTGTCTTTTCTTTTGGTGTGAGCTTTTTTGTGGTATATATGGAAATTATCACCAATCAGCTCTCTGATGTAAAATGCCAACTTCTTGTATTTACTAGAAGCCTGCTCTGGATTTTTGATTGCATTTATAGCAACCACAGAATCTGTTATGATATTTATTCTTTTAGGATGGTATTGAATAGCCTGCTCAGCACCAAATTTAATTGCCAGCAGCTCAGCTTCATTGTTATCAGCAGCATATGCTGGAATTTCAAAATAATTTCTGTTTATGCCTTTGGGGCTGAGCATTCTTATCAGAGTGATTGCCAATCCTGCTTTCTTTGTGTTATTGTCAAAACTAGCATCACACCAAATTTGCATCTTAATCCTTTTCCAACTGCAGTTGAGTTTTGCGCAACCGCCCTAACCACTCCCAGAAATTCTCATAACCTTGGTATGGAATTTTCTGAAGTTCTTTGCCAACTTTCTCGCCAGCAATTGGCCATTCAATTTCAACTTCTTGAATGCAACTAGAACTGGTTGCAGAGCATGAGCTCAAGAATGTCATCACGCTTAGGATTAGGCAAAGCAATGATTTTGGCTTTCTTTTTAACATCACATTTAACAACTCCAATTGTTTGAACATCTTTCTTCTTCTCAACTTCTAAAACAATGCTTTTCTTGACTGAAAAATAAAGCGTGGCGAAAAAGCCTACAATCAGAATAATGGCAATCAGTTTATTCCACATTTAATGGTCTCCTACACAGCAAATGGTAAAATAAGCGATAAACCCTTGCCAAAACTCTCTAACTGCTCTGGAGCACAGAAAATTAACACAAGGATTAGTCCTATAATCAGCAACCAAATGGAAAATTTCAAAATGAACTTTACTCTTTCCCACTTTTTGTCACTCATATTTGAAACGGCTTTCCAAAAGCATTTGTGATGTTTTACCATTTGAACACTCCTGTTTCGATTACTCTTGCGATTCTGCCAGCTCTAGTTGGCAGCTCTCTGCCATATTTGCTGTTTAAGCACTCAGCAGCAGCTTGTTTATAAAATCCTGTTCCCATATAGCTCAGCATCTTTTTGAAGCTCAGAAGCCCTTTTTTGCTGTTGCCAATTCCCATATTGAATGCCATATCAAGCAAAGCATATTGCCGCTCATCATCTAAATTCTCGTAAAATGGGACTGCTCTTTTTAATTCAGCATCAAAATTCAGGATATCTTTGGTCAATATTGCAAAGGCTTGGGCTTTGGTTATGCCTTTTGCCATATAATCTTTGTCAACCAGCCGGAGCTCTTCTTCTGTGAATGGTCTGTCTTCAATATTACGCCCAATTCCGATGGTGAGCTTATTGGCTGTGCATCTGTACGGCTTGCTCCTGAATCCTTCATGAACTTCCAATCTTTGTTTAATTTCATCCAGACTTAACATAAGAAAATTCCCTCATCTTGCTGACAAGGGAATTATAAGCCTTTTTCACAAAAAAGTAAATATTTATTTCTTGTGGGCAGATGCAGCATAGATTTTCATCTTGCCAATCCGCTTGAAATCTGGGTCAGAAACAAATCTGTATCCATCTTTGATATACATTGAATCTGGCTTGTCTTCATCATAAAAATCAGAATATACCATATTCACAGCTGCATACAAATCCCATTTCTTGTACCTTTTTGTCTCAAGAGGAATGCCAAGCTGTTCGGCAGCTTTGAAAACATCTTCCGGATGCTTCCAATGTGGACCATCTGTTCCATCAATATTTTCAAGCTCACTCACAAACTTTTCAGCTTACTTTTCCGCATATTCCTGCATTTGGTCTTAACATCTTTGACTGAACCTCTCGGCATAATAACCTCTGCAAAAATTAGCCTTCAGAAATCTTTTTAATCACAACCGCAATACCATATCCAACAACCGTCATAAATCCAATAATAACTGACTTCACAAAAATCTCTTTGGCAATCTCCCAAGTCCTTTCGCAATTGTCATTACCACTTCTTGCCCAATTGAAAACATCTCTTAATTTGTGAAGCCCCTCATCTGTGGCTGGGTCAATATCTGTGATATTCTTAATTTGTTGGTAAATCTCTTGCTTTGTTTCCTCTCTGGCTTCTTTGACTGCCTGTTTAATTATCAGCTGAATCTCTTTGTTTGCCATCAGCCATCTTCTCTCTATTAAGAATTGTTTTATATATTATAGTTGAAGTGAACGAAAAAAACAACAAAATTTCTACAAATATAAAAAATTGTCGTGCCACAAATCCCAGAATCTGTCCATCGGTCAGTCCTAAGTCATCAAGCAGCGAGAAGAAAAAAGCCGAGCACCAGTGAATTGCCATGGTAAGAAGAAACATTTTCAATGTTGAATTTTCTTTATTTGCCAAGTGATAAGCAGCAACTGAATAAACTGCTATGATAAATCTGCAATCATTGGCAAACACATACCAAGCCAAATCCCCATCCAAAAAATAATGGGTATATGACAAGGCATAGCAGCCAATGATTGCAATCAAAATCTTCATCACATTAATTCTTTGACGGAGTCGGCTTTTTCGGACTTCTCATAGATGATGTGCCAGAGGGCTTGCATCTTTTTGTTGGAGTCGGCTTTTTCGGACTTCTTAAAGAATTCTGTGATGTAGGTTTTGAAGCAGCTTTTGCCATGGATTTATCTCCTTGAAAATGTTATTATGGAGGGCGACACTGGAGTTGAACCAGTATAAAAGGATTTGCAGTCCTCTACATAACCGCTCTGTCAATCGCCCATCATAATAAATATAATAATAATTTTGTTAAAAGTAAAATGCTTTTAATTGGCTATTTTTGCAATGTAGTATAACCCGCAGCCAAAAATAAAGCCAACCACAACTTCACTTATTTGAGTTGGTGCTCTGCAGAATTTATGCATCCGGCTAAAAATCCAATTTTCTCTTTCCCAAAGGGTGTGATTAAAGGCATAAACTGGACTGACAAAAGCACCAATCAAAACAAAAACTGGTGACAAAAAATATAGAACAGCCATTGGGCAGGTGTATCTCATTCCCATGTACAGAAAATCATACAAAAATCCATATTTATGTTCATTGGCATTCATTTTGCTGAACCACCAATCTAAGGGCTTGTGGTACCATCGTTCATTATAGCGTTTAATGGTTGTTTCGTCTGGTGTTCCTCTGCCAATATCAAAACAAGCACCATGCCCTCTGCTCCAGAATTGAAATTGCAAATAACAAGTCAGAACCAAAGAGGCAACTGCACCTTGCCAGCTCTTAAAACTGCAGAAAAGCAGAAACATCGACAGCATCATAACTATGGTTTGCACACCTCTGTTTTTCAGCAGAGGGTATTGCTCAAGACAACCGCCATACCAACGCCGGAGAAATCCCCACCATAAGCCATAAACAACCATGAATAAATATTCCATTTCTATTCCTCCATTTGATATTGATTGTTTTATTTTATTGTTTTAACAGCTTATTCAATTTTCTCAAAAAGCTCTGTATTTTCATTTTCTGTGAAAAGTTCAAACAGCTTTATACAGAAAAGTCAAGTCTATTTATTAGAGTGTAGGCAGATTGTCGTCCCATGTAATTTTCTCCAATTCTTCTGTAGTTTTCGTTTTAAACTCTTCAAAAGTTTTAATCTGAATATCCGGGAAAGTAGGATCTTTTGTAATATCCCGCAAATACTGTTTATATTGCAAAAGGTCAATAAAATCCTGCTCCGAATCGGTCGTTTCAATTCCAAGTATTTTTTGTTCCCGGTAACGGTCAAAACGCCAGTCAAGGCTCGACAATAAATCGTCCCTCTGCGCTCTTAAATCTGCTGATTTTTCATCTACTGGCATTTTTCCGGCGGTATACCAGCGACCGGAAGTCTTGCACCGTTCAACTTCTTTAAGTTCCATTCCAAGAGTTTCAAAATATTCTTTATTATCGCCAAATCCAACTTGAACTTCGTTCGTTTTTTCATTTATAATTTTAGAATACATTTGCATTTTTTAAACTCCTTTACACTGAAAATATGTTGAATAGCCTCGGTCATTTGTAACAGCTATATTTATATTTTTCTGAATAAACCCCATAAAAGCCCCGTGCGGCTCATCTCTGTTATACTGTAAACTTGTAACATATAAATCACGGGAATTGTTATACTTAACTAACGTACCTCTGTTTTTTATCAGCCACTGGTCGTTTGTGGACGAATTAGCCCAACCACTAACTCCCGTAAAGTAATCAGGCTTTAAGCAGTATGATTGATAACTTGCCATTTCTTATCACTCCAAACATTTGTAAAATCTATTTTCCGTACCTGTTGTACGGTAGTACAAACCTTTTTCAATGAAAACCAACGTTGATGGTTCTTCGGTTGCACTATACACCCCCTCAGCTATTGTTGTAAATGTTGACGATGTTTTCCCCACCTCTATCTTGCGGGTATTGCCTCTGCTATACAGCCAAATATCAGTAGCTGCTTGTGTAACAGAATTTTGCGCAACAGATACGCCAGTTGTGTAGTCCGGCATTTTTGTTAACCCATTCTGGTGCTTGTACGGAACTTTTCCACCTGTTACTACGCAAGGTATTTTTAAAAGAACAGTAACTAAATTGATTGAACGATACCACCAACCTTTTTTTAACGGAATCATTGTTCCGCCACAAGGATAGGAAATGCCCGCCCTTTGCGTCATCATAAATACTCTAACGGTATTACTACCAAAGCTAGAATCTGGGCATATTTCCAAATATGGGTCGTTAGCTCCTGTTCGGTTACTGCCTATACATAACCAGCAATCAACATCTGCTTGATATGATTGACCTTGATTGAATTGCACTGCTTTTGCAAAATCAGGCTGTTTTAAAAAGTCCGTATCTGGAACGGTTGAGGCATAAACAAGAGTTGAGCCTTTATAAATCTTTCCGATTTTAGTTTTGCCAAAATAAATATCCTCAATTTTTCCGTCGTGAAAAACTGTATAATCATAATCAGACGCAGAGCCGTTTGTTGTTCCTGTAACCTTTTTCCCGGTAAATTCAATTCGTCCAAAATTTGGTCTGGCTGAGCCGTCGCCCAAAAGGGTGCCGTCGCTTGTGGTTTGAAACCTTATGTATTTGCAATGCTTATTTTTGGGGCTGCTAACCGTTAATGTATATTGTGCGTCTTGAGTAGCCGACGGGGGCGTTATACGTCCTATTTCAAAATAGTTTCCCCCGTCTATTGACCCAGTAACAAGAATAGGATTAAAAACGGTAACGTATTGTTGTCTTCGATTCGTAAATTTAATGGTATTAAGCTCTAACGTATCAGGAGAATAAAACTCAAGCCATTGTTGCGTGTCTCTCGTATTAGCTTCCCAGCAATCATCTTGATTTTTATTTGTCCCGTTAAAGGCTTTCCACGCATTATGGCCAGAAAATTCAGAACTGGCACGAGCAGCGTATGAAGAACTGCCAACGGTGCCGTTTGCTGCCAAAACGGGTGCTGTCCAGCTGGCGTAGGTATATTTTTTATATTCTGTATAAATTTTGCTCCCGATGTGAACTGTCATTTTAATCCTCCGGGATAAAGTAGAATGTATCTGCATTCGGTCTTGAGGGCAAGCTTGAAACCACCTGTAACTTATTATTCACCCAAGCCGTCGTTGCAATTTTGGTAGAGGAATCGGCAGCGTCCGGGGGTGTAGGACAAGTCGCGTATTTACTCCCGTCTGTTTTGCAAATTATTTGTAATGAGGCCACTCCAGCAGTATCATTATTTGCTGTAATTTGGCTAATTATTCCTCCATCTTCTTTTTGATAAAACCCTATTTCTGAAATCCATTTATTATTTTTATCAGAAACAAAAATCCTTGTTGATTTTTCAGCAGACGGATTCGTTGTTACGTCAATCTCAGTATGTTTAAAACCAAAACGCGGATTATTTGATTGTCCGGTTTTAACTCCGCTAAACA